TTATCCAACTAATCGATAGTATTCATCTATTACCATTAATTCCTCAGCCGTGGTCTTGAGCTTGTGGCGCTCCATAAAATGTACATAATTAAAATCGCTTGCGTCCCCAGCTTCTAACTCTTCCTTTAATAGCGCGTGTATCATGGCCCTATTGGCCTCATTCTCGCACTTGATAGGATTTATGGTATATTCGGCCGTCGTGTGCTCTAAATGGCCCAGCTCGTGCAATATCACGCGTTTCTGGGCTTCTTTAGTTAGTGATTTATTAACAAAAATGATCTTCATATCAGATAAGATCATTCCGGGCCGTGGCCACAGTTCATTGTCAAAGTAAGCGAGCGTGACGCCCGCTTCGTGACAAATGTCTTCTAGTCTCATAGTCTTCCTTTTAGATATCCTTCAATAATATTTTGTATAGCTACGATATCTTCTTCATTTAATGGCTTTCCGTCGAAAGTCTTCGCGCTTTCGGCCATTTTTCGGAGATCCAAGTCCGAAAGGTCCGGCTCTTTCTTTACGGGTTTAACTCCGAGCAGAAATTCCGGAGTTACTCCGAGAGCCTTTGCGAAAGCGTCCGCCCGATTCAATGGAAAAGTACGCGTCTTATTAAAATAGCGAGAGATCCCCGACTTCGCCATATTCGTTTTTCTTGCGAGCTCACTCAAAGAGATATTCCTTTCAGCACATAACTCCTTTATTAATTCTATTATTTCGTCATTAGTCCGCATTATTTTTCACTCCTTTTTTCTTCACGTTTCTATTATATCATCGTTCCCGAAAAAGTACAAATAATATTAAAAAAATAAAAAATGTATTTTTTTTAGAAAAAAGTGTTGACAAAAGAGAACGTTTAGTTTATACTAAAATTGTTCCCGAAAGAGAACAAACAAAAACGAACGGAAGGAGGTTCATTTATATGACCGTAAATCATTTACGAATCAAAGCGGAACGAGTCGCGAAAGGATTGACTCAAGACGATATGGCAAAAGCCCTTGGCTGGTCTGATCGCGCTCGATACGCTAAACGCGAAAACGGTCTAGTATCATTCGACGCTGACGAATTGATAAAGGTCGCGACAATCCTCGGATTCTCAAAAGATGAGATCGGAATTTTTTTTACCGAGAACGTTCACTAAAGAGAACGAAGGGACACAAAAAAGCACCCGAGCGAGAACGTTCGAGCGCTTGAAAAATTTATCTAACTTAATTATATCAGAAAGTGCTTGCCCGCACAATTGGAGGAACGAAGAAATGGAGGGATTAAACTTGCCTCCCTTGATCTCGGACGAGATCGCGAAAGTCTATCTAAAACAGATGATCGAGATCGTAAAAGAAGAGCTCAAGGAAGAAATAGAAATAGAACAGTTACCACTAGATCAAAAAGCCTTAATGAAGAAATTCGGCTTCGATCATGGCTATATAAAGAAGCTAGAGCGTCGAGGGCTCGCGTTTCGCAAACAAGGAAAAAAGAAAATGTACGACGTCCGGGACGTGTACGAAATTTTAGAACAAGAAAAGGAGTATTTAAAATGAATCAAATTATTATTTCTGGGCAAGTTGCCGGGACAGTAGCAATCGGAGGCGTATGCTTTATCGCCGGACTTATCGTGTCATGGAAGGATCACAAAAAAAGAATGAAAATCGCTAAAACGGAAACACTAAAAGCGATTGAAGAAGGACTTCCAGAACACAATGCGCAAGTCATCGAGCAATACGAAGACGAGCTCGCAAGTCGTAGAAAAGCAATGAAGCTCTATACAGAATCTCCGGAGGTTCCGTTCCATGTTTGGTAAGAAAGCACGAAAGATCGCACAGCAAACAAAAGCACTTGATCGCTTGTGGTTTATCAACTTACAACAGACCGAAATTTTGAAAGCTACGCTTGAGCGGGAAGAAAGACTACTTGACAAGCTCGCTCGTCTGAAAGGAGAGTTAGGAAATGGTAACAATCAATAAGCTCGAGATCGAGAACGTGAAACGCGTTAAAGCGGTCAAAATCGAGCCGTCAGCGAAGGGACTGACAATCGTCGGAGGAAACAACAACCAAGGCAAAACAAGCGTATTAGACGCGATAGCGTGGGCCTTGGGCGGTAACAAGTACAAGCCTTCGCAACCACAACGGGAAGGATCAACAATTCCCCCAAGCCTAAAAATCACGCTATCGAATGGCCTTATCGTCGAACGTAAGGGCAAAAATAGCGATCTAAAAGTTATCGATCCAAGTGGGAACAAGGCCGGCCAGAAATTGCTTGATAGCTTCGTCGAAGAGCTTGCTCTTGATCTCCCTAAATTTATGGAGATGACCAACAAAGAAAAAGCGACGACGCTTCTTCAGATTATCGGGGTAGGCGATCAGCTCGTCCAGCTCGAAATGGAAGAAAAGACCAAGTACCAAGAACGCCACGCGATCGGCGTCATTGCGGATCAAAAAGAGAAATTCGCCAAAGAGCAGCCGTATTATCCAGACGCACCGAAAGAGCTCATTTCTATCGCGGATTTGATCCAGCAACAACAAGAGATCCTCGGACGAAATGGCGAAAATGCTCGCAAACGTCAGAATCTCGCGAAAATCGAAAGTGATTATAATTTCGCTCTTGCAAACGTGAAGCGCTTGGGAAAAGAACTGGAAGAAGCTCGAGAGAAAGAGCAAGGACTAGCGCAAGACTTGGATATCGCTCGTAAGGATACGCAAGATCTTATCGACGAATCGACGCAAGAGATCGAAGACAGTATCGCAAACATCGAACAGATCAACCTCAAAGTCCGGGCAAATCTTGACAAAGACAAGGCCGAAGAGGACGCGAAGGTTTACCGCGAACAATACCGCGAATTAGATCTTGTGATCGATGGTATTCGTAAGCAAAAAACGGACTTGTTGACAAACGCGGACTTACCATTGCCGGGCTTGTCGGTGGACGATGGCGAGCTCTTATACTTGGGGCAACGCTGGGATAATATGTCTGGATCTCAACAATTACAAGTTGCGACGGCTATCGTTCGCAAGCTCAAGCCAGATTGTGGCTTCGTCTTAATTGACAAACTCGAGCAAATGGACCAGATCACCCTTGCGGAATTTGGTGCGTGGTTAGAGCAAGAAGGCTTGCAAGCTATCGCGACGCGTGTATCAACGGGCGGAGAGTGTTCGGTCCTCATAGAAGACGGATACAGTATCGAACCCGAAACAGTCGCACAGCCTCAAGGTTGGCAAGGCGGATTTTAAAGAATAGAAAGAAGGAAAAATCATGAAAAAAACAGCAAAATTTGTCGTTATTCGTAACACAGAAACAGGGAATTTTTTAGTCGATTATAAAAACAACAAAGGAGCTTTTGCATATAGCTCAACTTGGACAAATAACTTAGAAGACGCGGCAACAAATAGCCTAGAATCAATGGAAAGAAACGGCGACAAAATGCAGAAAACAGCCGAAGCCTTCGGGGGTGAATTGCTTATCGTAAATGCAACGTATGAGCTCGAAACGCTAGACGGTGAAGAGCCAAAAGATCTCACGGAAGAGATTGAGAAAGCAAAACGCAAGCATTTTGAAAACTTCCTTCGTGGGCTTCTAGCAGACGAAGAAGACGAGGAGGAATAGAAAAATGCAAATCACAAGAGGAAGGAAGGCACGGGCACAAAAGGTCGTCATCTACGGCCCGGAAGGAATCGGAAAGTCTAGCTTTGCGAGTCAATTCCCGGATCCGGTATTCATCGATACGGAAGGGTCGACGGACAATATGGACGTGGCCCGTATGGACAAACCCACAAGCTGGACCATGCTAAAGAATCAGATCGCGTTTATTAAAGCAAACTCGGACGCTTGCAAGACGCTCGTCATCGACACGATCGACTGGGCTGAACAACTCGCGGTCGATTATGTGTGCGCGCAACACCAAAAGAACGGGATCGAAGATTTCGGCTGGGGAAAAGGCTACACATACGTCCAAGAAGAGATTGGGCGCTTATTGAATAGCTTGGGCGAGCTAGTAGACAACGGGATCAACGTCGTTTTGACAGCTCACTCACAGATCAAAAAATTCGAGCAGCCGGACGAGATGGGATCATACGATCGATACGAGTTAAAACTCGGGCAAAAATCAAGCTCGAAAACAGCGCCACTCGTTAAGGAGTGGGCCGATATGGTGCTCTTTGCGAATTATAAGACAATTGTCATGACCACGGACACAGGGAAGAAAAAAGCTCAAGGGGGCGAACGTGTCATGTACACGAATCATCGGCCAGCATGGGACGCGAAGAACCGTCACGGATTACCGGATCAATTACCGTTCACCTATGACAGTATCGCTCATATCTTCAATGCACCAACACCGCAACCGCAAGCACAACCGCAAGCACAACCGCAGCCGACACAACCAACGCCAGACCCTCAACCAGAGGAGCAACCAAAGAGCGAAATCAAGGAACAATTAACCGAGGTCGCTCAAGAAGTGGCCCAAGAAATGGGACGAGCTCCACAAGCCGGACTCTTGCCACAGTCTTTGATCGACTTAATGGCACCGAATAACGTGACCGAAAACGAGTTACAAGAGGTCGCTTATATTCGGGGACACTTCCCGATGGGAACACCGATCGAAAACTTCCCGCCGAATTACTGGGATATGATCGTGGCGAATTGGGACGCGACGCTTGACGTCGTTCAAAATCAAGTCCGGAAAGAACCGGAATTACCATTTAACACTAATGAATTATAAAAATTAAAGGAGAAATTATCATGACACAACAATACAATAACAATTTCGAGCGCGAGTTTGGCTGGGACGACACAATCCAAAAGGATTCAGAATTCGTCTTTCTACCAGACGGTCTATACTGGTTCACGGTTAAGAGTTACGATCGCGGACGTCATACGCCAAACCCTCAAAATCCCGGTAAGCTACCAGCTTGTCCTAAAGCGACAGTACACCTTACTATCGTAGCAAACGAAGGAGAAACAGAGCTCAAGCACAACTTATTCTTACACAGTTCAACCGAAGGTATGCTCTCCGCGTTCTTCGGAGCTATCGGACAAAAACGGAAAGGCGAACCGCTTCGTATGGATTGGAACGCGATCATCGGAAAATTCGGAGTATGTAAGGTTGGATCTTACGAGTACAACGGAAACAAGTACAATGACGTAAAAAGCATGATTTACGCCGAAGACGTGGACTATACAAAAGTATTGAACGCACAACCGGGACAAGCTCAAGCCTATCAAGCGCAACCACAACAATTCCAACAACCACAACAAGGATACAATCCCGGTCAATTTTAGGAGGTAAGGAATGAAATTACGGCCTTACCAACAAGAGGCGCGGGAAGCCGTTCAGAGGGAATGGGCAGAAGGGCGCAAACGTACCCTTCTAGTCCTCCCAACTGGGACGGGGAAAACGGTCGTCTTTTCTAAAATCATTGAAGATCAAGTCCGAGAAGGAAAACGTGTCCTCGTACTCGCTCACAGATCCGAGTTATTGGATCAAGCAAGTGACAAGTTAAAGACCGCAACGGGCCTCGGTACAGCGCTAGAAAAGGCCGAAAGTACGTCAATAGGCTCTTGGTATCGGGTCGTTGTTGGATCTGTCCAGACCATGCAACGCGAGAAGCGCTTGAGTCAATTCCCGCCCGATTGGTTTGATACGATCGTCGTCGATGAAGCTCACCACGCTATATCAGACGGCTATCAAAAGGTATTGAATCACTTCCAAGAGTCGCAAGTCCTCGGGGTTACAGCGACCCCAGACCGTGGAGATATGAAAAACCTCGGATCGTATTTCGATAGTCTAGCGTATGAGTATTCACTTGTACAGGCTATCAAAGAAGGCTACTTGTCCAAGATTAAGGCCTTAACGATTCCGCTCGATCTCGACTTGTCAAGCGTTTCAATGTCAGCGGGTGACTTTAAGGCGAGCGATGTCGGAACGGCACTCGATCCGTATCTCGTACAGATCGCGGACGAAATGGCCAAGTATTGCAAGGACAGAAAAACAGTCGTCTTTCTTCCACTCGTTAAGACAAGCCGAAAATTCCGCGATATCTTAAACGATCGAGGCTTTAAATGCGCTGAAGTAAACGGTGAATCAAAAGATCGGGCCGAAGTGCTCGAGGACTTCGAGCGTGGCCGGTATAACGTTCTATGCAACTCTATGTTACTCACGGAAGGGTGGGATTGCCCGTCCGTGGATTGCGTGGTCGTATTACGTCCGACGAAAGTCCGGGCGCTCTACTCTCAAATGGTGGGGCGTGGGACGCGTCTCTTCCCCGGAAAAGAAGAGCTTCTTTTGCTCGATTTCTTATGGCACACGGAACGGCACGAACTTTGTCGGCCGGCTCACTTGATATGCGAGAGCCCGGAAGTTGCCAAGAAAATGGTCGAGAATATGGAAGAAGAAACAGGCGTCGTACTCGATCTCGAGGCTATGGAAGCCAAAAGCGCGGAAGATGTCGTCGCAGAACGCGAAGAAGCCCTTGCAAAACAACTAGCAGAAATGCGGAAACGCAAGCGGAAACTCGTCGACCCATTACAATTCGAGATGTCTATCCATGCGGAAGATCTTTCAAATTATGTCCCTAACTTCGGCTGGGAGATGGCCCCGCCGTCTGATAAACAACTCAAGGCCCTCGAAAAGTACGGTATTTTCACCGATGAAGTTGGAAACGCCGGAAAAGCGAATCTCTTACTTGATCGCTTGAATAAGCGCCGGAATGAAGGACTTTCAACGCCGAAGCAGATTCGCTTCTTAGAAAGTCGAGGCTTCCGAAATGTCGGAATGTGGAACTTTGAGAGCGCTAGAAATATGATTGACCGTATCGCCGCTAACGGGTGGAGATTACCAGCCGGAATCAGAGCGAGCGAATATGTACCAAATTAAAAAATAAGGAGAAACACAATGAAAACTAACAAATTAACACTTTTTACAGTCGCTACTATTGCAACAGCTACACTGGGGATTAAGGGAGTAAATGCCGATGAGTCTGATCGAGGAATCACGTCAGAGAACACAACAATTACAACAAACCAAGGCGGAACAGCAAACACAACTGAATCAACTGTTCCAACAACGGAAGCAGATCAACCAGCAAATTCTGACAATGCAACGGGAGCAGGAAGCGTTGAAGCTGAGAATAAGGGAGGAGAAGGACTTCCAACAACTTTTGCAAAAGACGGGGATCAAATTCGAGTAGAAAATCCCGAAGTTGTGGTCGATCAATCAAACGGCACAGGGAAGTACCAGCCCTTCACCGTTGAGTATAAAAACGTACATTTTCCGGACGATATGGAGATCAACGAAGGGGACAAAGTAACGTTCACCCTTCCGGAAGAAGTAGCTTTTCAAACTAGCTTCACGTTTGACGTACACAACCCAGAAAATGCCGTTGTCGGTCAAGCTACCGCAGATAGCAACGCTGGGACTGTTACGACTGTATTCAACGACTATTTCAAAAATCACCCGTTGAACAAACAAATGAGCCTCAAGCTCGATGCGCAATGGACTGATAAAGTCCAAAGTGGCCAGCCCGTTCATGCGAACTTTAACGGCACAGTCGTGACGGCTCAAATCGGCAAAGAACAAGTTATCGGCAAAGATGAGCTCCTTTCCAAGTGGGGAAGCCAAGATAAAGACGATCCGACAGTCATCAACTGGACTGTACGCGTCAATTATGCGCGGAAAGTTCTAAACTATGTGAAAATCATCGACGAAATGAGCGAAAATCAAAAGCTAGTTGATAACTATTTTGAGATCAAAAACATTGAAAGCGTTGATCCATGGATTGATAAAGGATCAGCGATGGACCTTGTTAAATCAATCAGCAAGAGCGACCACGGCTTCGAGATCACTATGGACCGCTTGGATCATATGATCTATCTTTATTACAAGACAAAGCTCACAAACGCGGTTAAGGATAGCGTGAATCCTACCAATAAGGTCGAGCTCAAGGCCGAAACTGACGGAGCTACTTCATATAGCTATGTTCAACTTGTCGGAGGCAAGGGTGACGCGTCGGGAGAGAATAAACCAGTCTTTGAGATCCCGAATGAAGCGCCAGTTTACGATAAACCGTCAATCGATTTAAAAGATATTCCGCTTATGCCTCCTGCGCCAGTGCTTGAAATTCCAGAGTGGAAGGGTGGGACAGTACCGTTTGACGCTCCACAACTTGACAAGCCAGAGTGGGAAGGTGGAGTCGTACCAAACGAAGCACCGATCCATTACAAGCCGGAATTGATTATCGAAATTCCAGATCCTAAACGTGACGAACCACAGCCACAACCAAAACAAGACAAGCCAAACACACCAGCGCCAAAAGAAGAGCCAAAAGTCGAAGAAGTGAAGATTGTTAAATCGCGCGAAAATTCAAGCGAAAGTCACGCGAAAAACGAATCTGAAGAAACAGTCGAAGCGTACAGCGCGCCGGCTACACTTCCTAATACTGGATCAGAATTTGGAATCGCGATCAGCCTCCTCGGACTTCTCGGATTGAGCCTCGGAGCGTATGCACTCAAGAAAAATTAAAGAAAGAGAAAGGGGAGATAATGACTTTTACTTTTGAAAAAATTGAATACAAAGATACAAAAGAGATCTTGCTTACAAAACATTACGCGCACCGTCTCCCCTCCATTTCTTACGCTTACGGGCTTTTTCGCGAGGACGCTTTAAAAGGAGTCGTCACTTTCGGAAAGCCCGCGAGCAATAATCTTTGCATTGGCGTGGCCGGTAAAGAATATAGCGGAAACGTGATCGAACTGAATCGGCTATATATCGACGATGATATAAGTCGGACTTTTAAAAACATTACTTCCGAATTTGTATCTTACGCTTTAAGACAACTCAAAAAAGAAAATAAAATCGTTGTATCTTATGCAGATTCCGGAATGAATCATAACGGCTATATATACCAAGCGTTGAATTTCATTTATACGGGAGCAACAAAAGAGAGAACGGATATATTTACAGGCTTTGGAAAACATAGTCGACACTATGACAAGAGCGATAAACAAGAATACCGAATTTTTAGATCAAGTAAACACAGATACATATATGTATGTGGGGATAAACGATTCAAAAAGAAAGTATTAAAAGCCTTGAAATATGATGCGCGACCTTATCCAAAAGGAGAAGTTAAACGCTACCGAGTAGGCGAAGGGTTGAAACGTAAATATAAGCGTCTCTCAGATAATGCGATTTTAACGGAAGAGGAAGTCAAAAAAGAAATAAATAAAAGGAGGAATTAATGGAAAGAGAATTTGATCTATTGCCACTATTGGACGCGATCGATCCTTCAATTCTTGGATATCAAGAATGGATCAATGTCGGAATGGCCTTAAAACATGAAGGATATACAGCCTCAGATTGGGACAACTGGTCCTTACGCGATCCGGCCCGATACCGAAAATTTGAATGTTTCAAAAAGTGGGACACGTTCAACGAAGAAGCGGGCTCAATTGTCACGGGTGGGACGATCGTCCAACTCGCAAAAGATCACGGCTGGGTGAATCCGTACTCGAACGATAGCGAGGGCGCTCATGAGCTCGATTGGAATGACACGATCGATCGAGATTATCGCGTTATTGATAAGAACTGGATCGAGGGAAAAGAGATCCATGAGCCGACAATTTGGAACCCAACACAAGAGATTATCAGATACCTCGAGGCCTTGTTTGAATCGTCCGAAAACGTTGGATATGTCACAGAAAGCTATCCAAAAGTAAACGATGAAACGGGCGAAATAGAGAAATGGCTTCCAACCAAGGGAGCGTATGACCGGACAGCCGGGCAACTGATTGAGCAACTATCCAAGTGTAACGGCGATATTGGAGCCGTCCTCGGTGACTATCACAAGGAAGCGGGCGCGTGGATTCGATTCAACCCGTTAGACGGTAAAGGTGCCAAAAACGAGAACGTAACCGACTATCGTTACGCGCTCGTCGAATCGGATAGTATGAGCGTAGAAAAGCAAAACGCCATCTATAAGGAACTAGAACTTCCAATCGTGGCCCTTGTCTATAGCGGGAACAAGTCCTTACACGCTATCGTGAAGGTAGACGCGGACAACTATGAAGAGTACAGAAAGCGCGTTGACTATTTATATAAGATATGCCAAAAGAACGAAATATCAGTCGATACACAAAACCGCAATCCGTCGCGCTTGTCCCGTATGCCGGGATTCGAGCGAAACGGACAAAAGCAATTTCTTGTTGATACCAATATAGGAAAAGCCAACTGGGAAGAATGGTACCAGTATATCGAGGACTTAAACGACGACCTTCCAGATCCGGAAGGGCTCGAGGATAGCTGGGACAACCTTCCAGAGCTTGCGCCCGAGCTGATCGAAGGCGTCCTTCGCCAAGGGCACAAAATGTTAATCGCTGGACCGTCAAAAGCCGGGAAGTCATTCAGCTTGATCGAAATGTCAATCGCAATCGCAGAGGGCAAGAAATGGCTTGAATGGAATTGTACGCAAGGTAAGGTCCTATATGTCAACCTTGAGTTAGATCGCGCGTCATGTCTCCATAGATTCCGCGACGTGTACGAAGCAATGGGGCTTCAACCGAATAACTTACAAAATATTGATATCTGGAACTTGCGCGGAAAGACTGTTCCAATGGACAAGCTCGCGCCTAAACTGATCCGCCGATCGCTCAAAAAGAATTATATAGCCGTGATTATCGACCCGATCTATAAAGTCCTTACGGGTGACGAAAACAGCGCGGACCAAATGGCCCACTTTACCAACCAATTTGACAAAGTAGCGACAGAGCTCGGCTGCTCGGTTATCTATTGCCACCACCACAGCAAAGGTGCTCAAGGGGGCAAAAAATCAATGGACCGGGCCAGCGGATCGGGCGTATTCGCTCGAGATCCAGACGCGTTGATTGACTTGGTAGAATTGGACGTTACGGAGGAATTACTCACACAGCGGATCAATCATACAGCTACACGGATTTATAAAGAAGCCTTGCAAACGTGCAACCTTGGCTATTACCAAGAAGAAGTAAGCCTTGACGATTTCCAAAGTCCCGCGATCATGCGGACGCACTTCGAACAAGCAATTCCAAACGTGCTCGATCGGAAACCTTGGACGGATAAGATCGAGGAAGCTCGTCGAGCGATCGAAATTTCGACAGCGTGGCGCGTGGAAGGAACGCTTCGAGAATTCGCCAAGTTCAAGCCTATCAATATGTGGTTTAGCTATCCAGTCCACTTCTTGGACGATTCGGGCGTACTTGCTGATATCCAACTCGAGGACACAAACGCTAAAAATTCGCCTTGGAAAAAGAATTTTGACAAGAAAATGACAAAAGAAGAGCGAACCCAAAAGAGAGCTGAAAAACTTGAAACAGCTATCGAGGCCCTTAATGATGGAGTAAGTCCAGTTACAATTGACGATTTAATTGATTATTTTTCTACTGAAGAAAAACTAGTAAGTGAAAAAACAATCCGCAGATGGATAAAAAATAATGGCAATTTCGAGGTGGAAAACAAAGAAATTATAGCAAAATCAGGCTCTTAACACAGGGACAACGAGGGACAAACTCGAGGGACACAATCGAAAATGTCCCTCTGATAAAAATGTTTTTGAGGGACAAAGTCGAAGGACATTATCGAGTTTGTCCCTAGGGACAAAATGAGGGACAGGGACAAAGTCGAAGGACAAACTCGAATGTGTCATTCGAAAATGTCCCTAGGGACAAGGGACAAATTATCGAAAATGTCCCTGTCCTTATGAGGTCAATTTGAGGGACAAAATGAGGGACAAAGTCGATTATTTATCGAAAATGTCCCTAGGGACAAAATGAGGGACAGAATCTCTCCTTCTCCGAAGGGAGAGATTTAAGAAAATGTCCCTGAGGTCCAAGGGGAACAGGAACAGGAACAGGGGGGCTTTGCTCCCGCCCCCTGTAACCCTGTAACCCTGTCCCCTAACTTGGACTTAGCGCGAGAGTGTGGTAAGTAAAAAGAAAATGCAAAAGAAAAAAGTATAAAAAATGAGGTGGCGAAATATGATTGAATTCTTTTTGCCGATGGAAAAGATTCCAACGACAACGCACCAACAGAAAAAAGTAAATGTCAGAAATGGCAAGCCGATTTTCTATGAGCCGGAAGAATTAAAAAACGCTCGAGCAAAATTTGAAAGTTTGCTTGCGCGTCACGTCCCTCCGGACAAGCTAAAAGGGCCAATAAGGCTCACAGTCAAGTGGTGCTTCCCGATGATTAAGGGAGTACACACAGGCCAGTACAAGACGACCAAGCCAGACACGGACAATCTCCAAAAGCTATTTAAAGATTGCATGACCAAGCTCGGGTTTTGGAAAGACGACGCAGAAGTCGCAAGCGAGATCGCAGAGAAGTTTTGGTCCGAGGTCGTGGGGATCTATGTCAGAGTAGAGGAGTGGGACGATGAATTATATACATTTCTTTAGTGTGGAGATCCCCGAGTTTATGGCTAAAAGTAACCAAGTGGCCCAGACTGTCGGATTTAACACAGATCGTTACTGGCATTGGTTAGTGAACGCGATCGCGGAGATCTGCAAAAAGTACAACGACGACGAATTAGTCGTAAAGCAATTCGGGCTCTTGTTTGAATGGCTAGAGGGCCAAGCGGAGGGAATGAAACGATGAAAGAAAAAACGTACTATGAAGTATTGGAAGAACTAGAGCGGAAGAACAACTCGCAATATGAAACATTGTTAGAGTTGGGCGAGATCTGCTTCTCTTTGATCGAAAGATTGAACCGAGAAAAAGCGCGAATCGCTAGAGAAACAAAAATCACGCTCAACGGTAAGAATTACAAGATCACAATCGAGGAGCGGAGCCCATGGAATACGTGAAATATGATCCAAAGCAACGCGAAGAATTAAGAAAAAATCTAAAGCGATTGATGGACAAAAAAGGAGTCACAAAAACACAGCTTTCAAGAAAGCTGGGCTGGTCCTATAATACGATTGATTACTGGATTCGTGGGGATCGTGTACCCGATAAAACAGGAATCGAGGCTATATGCGATTATTTCGGAATTGACGACGTTGAACTTTTGGGCTCGCCGATGAAGGTCCGGACTTTCGCTTATTACAAAGACGATACGTTGATCGCGTTCGGGACCATGGAAGAGATCGCTGAACAAACTGGGCGAAAGATCGAGTCCTTGCGGAGTCTGCTTTGCAATTCAAAACGATTTAATAAAACAACGAAAACATACATGATCGAGCTCGAAGACGATAAACGATACAAGCTAAAATTTAAGCAGTCGTTTACAATCAACGAGCTAAATCTAAAAGGGATCGGGTGGCTGCTAGAAAGTCCACTCGTAGAAGTAGAAGAGGTGAAGGAATGAATAAACAGGAATTAATAAAACATTTTGAGGAGATGGAGTATGTATCCGTCAGCCAAATGGGAAAGAAAGCCTTTATTGATCTGATCGAACAACTAGACGAACCGCAGAAGCCAGTCGTACCGCAATTTGTGGCGGATTGGATTGAAAGTTCAAAACAAGAAAAGCGTAATATCCGTAATACATTGAATAATGGTGGCGAAAAAATGCGTTTGTGGTTTCTTGATTTAGAAAATTATGACACTTTTGTCCGTGCATGGCTTGACGGCTACACAGTCGAGGAAAAACGGTATTTGGTGAAGATGAAAGGGCTCGATAGTGATGAGGCTTTTTTAAAATTTCAGTTAGATGATGAATATTGGTACATGGGCATTGTAGGTGAATACAAGCACGCTAGAGGAAGACACACCCGCAAAGAATTAGAAAATGCAGGCTTTGGGGACGTGTTTAACTGTCCACTGTTTGAAGTTGATGAGGTAGATTAATGGAATATTGCCCTTGTCAAACAAGCGGGCATTTCTGCATGGATTGCGAACGTGAGTTAATTGCAGAAATGAAGCAAAGAGAAGCAGAAATGAAACAAAGAGAGCGTGAAAGACAACTAGAAGAACTCGAACGCACACTTTGGCTATTAGAGAAATATCCAACACCCTTGACAGATCACGCTAAAATTTACGTCAAAAATAAGATTAGACGATTGATTGAAGGAGTATAGCAATGAATAAAGAAAAGATTTACGCCCTTTATAGAGGGGAAAAATTTATAGCAATCGGAACAAAAAAAGAACTCGCTGAACTCTTAAATGTAAAAGTGGAAACAATAAGTTTTTACGCTACGCCGGCTTATAAGAAAAGGACAAACCAGAATAAAAGCCGGCGTTTAGTCCTTATAGATTAGAAAGATAAAAAAAGAGGTGAAAAAAATGAAACCAAAATTTAGAGCGTGGCACAAGACATGGGAAGAGATGGGCAAGGTCAAACGGATAAGATTTGACGATGATGGAAACGTGACAACCGTGTTGTTCGAGGGAAAACTTTTAGGAGTTAACACAAAGATTGATGAAATCGCACTCATGCAATCAACAGGCCTCAAAGATAAGAATGACAAGGAAATCTTTGAGGGGGATATCTTAGCTTCGGAAACTTATCCAGTCAATAGTGCGGTTGAGTATAGAGCCAAGCTGGGTATGTGGGTTAATTGCCTGAAAGAATATAGTTATTATGAATATTTAGGTAACGTAGCTAGTGACAGAAAAATTATAGGCAACATCTACGAAAATCCAGAATTTTTGGAGGTGGAGTGATGTTTGTTATTTTTAGAAATAATTTAGAGGAGCGTATTATAAACACCAATCTAATCAATTCAATCTTTCGAGATGAAGATCAAAAGGAACCATACTTTCGTGTCGAATATTTCGGAGGCGGGTTCAATTTTCATTCGATGGAATTGAATGGTTATTTCAGAGCAACGCCAACGCTGAAAGATGTCGAGTTTGCGTTAATGAAGTTTGAAGAAATGAACAAAGGGGGCAAGTGATGGACCTATTAACTGTTATATTTGGCCTCTTGTCTATTGCGTGGCTCGGAGGCCTCGCCGTGATCGGTATTGCTATGTGGAAAGAAGGACAAGAAGATGACGAATAATGTAAAGATCGTATGCGTGAATATCGCGTTCGTATTCTTGATATTGTTTGGAACGTGTATTAACCTTAATGCACGGATTCGGACGCTCGAGACGAGCAATAGCGAGTTACAACAAACGATCAAAACGCAAAAGGACGAGCTGGAAAAAGCCAAAGAAAAAAACACAATGCAAGACGTGATTATAAATAAATTGAACAATGATTATAATTCACGTATGGCCCAAGAATTACAAGAAATTGCCGATCAAAATGGCGTAGGGGGATAATGTGAAAGTCTATATCGTGAGAAAGTATAATAAATTAGCCCGTTGGGACGGGAATCATTCATCGAAGTTTGAAGAGTTTGAATTCCCGACGAAAGAAAAAGTGCTTGAATTTCGGAATAGTCAAAAAAGAGGCGTATTCGATATTTACGATAAAGAAATGTAAAAAGCCCATTAGTGGCTAGAAAGGAGGGACGCTTGCGAATTGAGACTAGATACGGCTATCTGATAGACGCGCTTCGAAGATATCCATTCGATAAAGAGATCAAAGAACGAATCGAGGAGATCACTTTCCCTTATCAAAATTTTGATGAGAATTGGTTCATCAAGAGCAAGTCAGCAACTAACACGCCGGAAGCTCTTAAAAACGTGATCCTAAAAGAAAACGATCCGGAGTTGATTCGGCTCTATATGCTCGCTGAAGCTATCGAAGAATACACAAGCGAGTGCGCTCCCTCGAGTTGGGAGGCGATTAAGGCGCTATATGTGACACGATCGAAAAACGTCGAAGGAGTGGCACTCGAGCTCTTTATGTCAAAGAATTCAGTCTACCGGCATATCATTAAACCGTTCTTCGAGGGGCTGGAAAAGAAATATACAAGTATTTTTTTAAAAAGGGCCTAAATTTGGGAAAAGTGTATAAAAAAAGGTGATAAAATTGTATTATCGGAAGATTGAAGGAAACGACGATCTTCATCGCGGACGACAGGGACAACAAGCCAACAGTTGCAAGCATGTTTTACTTTTCATAAAAAAGCCCCATTTTTGGGTATCTCCTTATATTTTTTCAAAAAAAACTTCGTTTCGGCGGTTCGATTCCGCCCGTCCGCTTTTGGTGAGGTTCTTTAGTTCTTCCCTTGCCAGTCATTTCTATACTTACTTTTCTTTTACAGTCTCCCCCTATTCCTTTCTGGGGAGACTGTTTTTTGTAAAAGAAAAAAACGGCGAGAAATTATCGATCTAACAAAATTAAACAGCAAAGGAGGGAGGCGATGACGCACGAAAACTTAATTCCAGTTACTGAGCGAACCAAGGAAGAAGCAAGAAAAATTTCACGAAAAGGCGGTATCGCCTCCGGTAAGGCTCGAAGGGAGAAAGCGGACTTAAAAAAGAAAGTCAATCAGATTTTAGAAATGGACGTTTTCAGTCCGCAACTAAAAGAAAAGCTCGAAGAGCAGGGCTTGAGCGCGACGAATCAAACAGCGGTCGCGACAGTGCTTTTGCAAAAGGCTCTTAAAGGCGATATGCGAGCGATTGAGCTTTTAGCCAAGATGAACGGCAACGAAGGAACGAAAGACAAGCTGGATCAGAAAGAGCAGAAAGAACGGATCAAGGCCCAACAGCTCGAGAACAAGAAACGAGAACAAGCGCTCGATGGCGGTATGGCGTCCGAGGATATCATGGCCGATTATTTCGAGAAGCTGGAAGGAGTGATTCAAGATGGCACTTGATCGACTGTACACAGAAAAACAGATCGGGATCTTGCGTCGGTCCATCTCTCGCGATTGGTACATGATGATTAACCACGGCGCAGTACGGGCCGGAAAAACCAAGCTCGACAATGATCTTTTTCTGATGGAATTAAAACGCGTCAAGAAAAACGCTGAAAAAGTCGGAGTTCAAACGCCGATGTACATTTTAGGGGCTGTATCGTCTGGGACGCTTCAAACAAACATCTTACGCGAGATCACAGACGCTTACGGCCACGAATTTCAATTTGATCGGCACGGCAATTTCACACTCTTTGGCGTGTACGTTGTAACGACCTTTACGGGGTCCATAGCGGGCCTAAAAGCTATTCGGGGTATGACAGCCTTCGGGGCCTATGTGAACGAGGCCACGCTCGCAAATAAAGAGGTTTTTGACGAAATTCTGAAACGTTGCTCGGGGTACGGCGCGCGTATTATATGCGACACAAACCCGGATCACCCGAAGCATTGGTTAAAAGTCGATTATATCGACAAGGCAGATGATGAAAAGATCATCGCGAATCATTTTACGATTTTCGATAACACGTTCTTAAATCAACGGTACGTCGATAATTTGATCGCGACAACGCCTTCCGGTATGTTTACCGAGCGCGGTATATATGGCCGTTGGGTGATCGGCGAAGGCGCGGTCTATCGCGATTTTAGAGAAGATATGTACATTCACAAAACGCCCGAGCATTTCGCGAAAGTATATGCCGGGGTTGACTGGGGTTATGAACACTGGGGTTCGATTGTGGTCGTTGGCCAAACTGAGGCGGGCGATGTGTACATACTAGAGGAACATGCGCACCAGTACAAAGAGATAGACTTCTGGGTGGATATCGCGAAGGATATCAAGGCCCGATACGGTGATATCTTCTTCTGGGCTGACAGCGCACGGCCCGAGCACGTCGGACGGTTTAACCGCGAAAGGCTCAAGTGCTTCAATGCGTATAAATCGGTATTATCTGGAATTGAGGAAGTGGCCAAGCTGATGAAAGCTGGTCGCTTTTTTGTCGTTTCAAACAAAGTAGCGAAATTCAAAGATGAGATATATCAGTATGTCTGGAACGAGCGATCGGGTGAGCCCGTGAAAGAGCACGACGACGTACTGGACGCGGTAAGATACGCGATCTATTCACAGCACGTCTACGATACAAGTAGCACAGTTAAAGAGCGTATGACAAGCGCGCAATACTATTTCTAGGAAGGAATGAAAGAAATTGAAATTCTTAAAAGGGCGACGGTTCGATGAAAACGCGAATCGTCAATTCATCATGACGGCCGAAGATTTTGAAACGATCGAATACGAGGGCCAGAAATGGATCGAGCGTCTAAAGAATTACATCGGGACGCACAGATCCGAGCAATTGGACCGCTTGAAAGAGCTCAAGCGCTATTATCTCGCTGATAACAATATCAAGTATCGCGAGGACAAGAGCGATCCATACAGCGCCGATAATCGAATCGCGAGTGACTGGGCAAAGTATATTGCAATCTTCGAGCAAGGCTATATGCTGGGGAATCCGGTCGAGTACAAGAACGAAAACGCGGAGATCCAAAAGCAGATTGACCAGTTCAGCAAGCAAAACAACGAGAAGGACCACAACGTTGCGATCAAAACAGATCTCGCGATCTATGGCCGTGCTTACGAGCTTTTGAATACGTATCAAGACGAAGACGGGTCAGTTTGGGTCAAGCTCTATCGTATGGACCCAGAGCAGACGTTTGTCATTTATGACGACAGTTACGAGCAACGGTCTTTGATGGCTATTAACTATTACTCTATTAGTTATGGAAACGGCCACAAGCGCGATTTTGTCAAGGTATACACTAGTAACGCTATTTACGAGTATGTGGACGATAACCAAGACACGGACACGCTTCATCTCAAAGATACGAGCGAACATTTCTTTAATGGCGTACCAGTAAACGAGTTTAGCAACAATACGGACCGGACAGGGGCGTTCGAAGCCGTGCTTGACTCTATCGACGCTTACGATCTTTCGCAGTCCGAGCTTGCAAACTTCCAACAAGACAGCAACGAGGCTCTCTTGGTGATCTCCGGAAACCCATTTACAGGGGTCGAGGATAAAGACTTTATGGAAGACGGTCGGATCAATCCAAACGGGCGTCTTGCGGTATCTCAAGCGTTCAAGAAAGCGAAAATCTTGATCCTTGATGATAATCCAATTCCGGGCGGTTCGGCTCCTTCGGCGAATTATCTCGTTAAATCATACGACACGGCCGGAGCCGAAGCGTACAAGGAACGTCTGGTTCAAGATATCATGCGCTTTACGTTTACGCCAGATACCACAGATAGCAACTTCGCAGGGACTCAATCGGGCGAGGCTATGAAGTATAAGCTCATGGCTTCCGATAATTATCGAGGCAAACAAGAGCTTTTGTTTGAAAAGGGCCTCATGCGTCGTTTACGTTTAGCGGTAAATATCTGGAAGATTAAGGGCAACGATTCCGAGAATTATAACCTTATCAATGAAACGAACGTTGTATTCACTCCAAACATTCCACAAAATGACGCGGAGATTGTGGCAATGGCTAAAAATCTCTATGGCGTGGTTAGTGAGCAAACGATCGTCGAATTGCTTGAGCAAACGACAGGCGTCGACGCTCAAGCTGAATTGAAGCGTATGAAAGAAGAAACAGAAAAAGCGCTTGAAATGCTCCCACGAATCGAGCCACAAGCCGACGAGGTAGCAACAGATGAAGAAACTGAAGATAAGCGCCCATGATGAATACTGGGAAGCACGCGCCCGGGAGATATTTGAGTATGTCGACCGAAAAGATATAGATTTCTTCGCAGAGCTAGAAAAAACTTATCGCAATGAGGCGGTAAGGTTACAAAAGTCTCTGTTCGACTTTTACACAAAGTACGCTGAAGATCACGCGCTCACTTACCAAGACGCAACGAAGCGCCTTCGAGGTGAGGATCTCAGCGACTATGTGGATAATGCGACGCTATACCGCGAGCAAGCCGAGAAGGATCCAGAATTGCTGAAGCGATTAAACCAACAATACGCGTCAGCTCGAGCGATCAGAATTGAGGCGTTACAGCTGGAAGCTATCCACAGGCTCGGAGTGCTCACAGGAGCGCTTCACAAGAGCTTCGAGAGGTATTTATCCAGCGTTGCGGAATACGCGTACAGAAAGGCTATGGGAGGCCGTACAGGCGCGGTCAATCGTCCAGCGTTTGAAGAGATTATCAAGACGCCTTTTAACGGCCGGAATTATTCCGAGCAACTTTGGGGCAATACCGACAGCCTCGCGCAAAAGCTAAAAGAAGTATTTAAGCAAGGCTTTATCCGTGGGGATAGCCCGCAAGAGATGGCCCGTGAGATTCGAAAAGAGTTTAACGTGGCACGGTCGCGAGCTGAAACGTTAGTAAGGACTGACGCGACGGCCGTCATTAACCGGGCGACTATCAAGCGGTATCAAAAAGCAGGGCTTGAATACTATCGGATCTTGGTCGTGTTAGACGACCGGACAACTCCAATTTGTCGAAGAATCGCGCAAGAAGATAAGCTGTACAAGCTCGAGGACGCACAAGTCGGGGTGAATATGCCACCGTTCCATTACAATTGCCGGTCTACGATCATGCCGGACGCGGAAGAAATAGAAGAGGAGGGAACAAGTGATTAATATCTGGGATATGGTATCGTACACAGCGGGCCTTTTCTGCTTCGCCTTCGTGGTCGTGGCAGGTTGGGCCGTACTCGCTGGAATGATCGAAGGTATCATAAAGAGCATTAAACAGTCACGAGGTGACAAGGACGAATGATCGGAGGTGATCCGGTATCTTGACAAGCGGGAATAGACCGCTATTTTTTATTGTCCAGACAATCGGAGGACGTTAAAAGCTGATTGTTTCGTCGCCGGACGTAAAACGAGAACATCGAGTGACGGCGTAACCGTCGGAGGAAAATAATGTCAGAAAATACACAAGCAACAGTCGAAACCGAAGCTCTTGAGCAAGACGTCACTCAAGAAGAACAGGTTGAAACCAAGCAGGAAAAGGCAGAACGTACTTTTACACGCGCCGAATTTGGTAAAGCAATCGCGGCGGAGATCGCTAAAGCTCGCGCAAGCTGGGAAGCAGAGCAAGCTGAAGCAATCGAGAAAGCCAAAAGCGAAGGCGAACGCCTCGCGAAGCTGACCAAAGACGAGCGCGCCAAAGAAGAGGAAGCGAAACGGATCCAAGCGATCGAGGAACGCGAGCGAGCACTTGCAATCAAAGAAATGCGCGTAGCCACTCAAACGCTATTGAGCGAAGAAGGCCTTCCGGGCGAGTTTATCGATTTTGTGATCGATGAAACAGCCGAAGCCACAAAAGAGAAGATCGGCACTTTGCGACAAATCTTTGATAAGGCAGTAGAAGCCCGCGTCGATGAACGTTTGACCCAGAAAGCACCTCGCAAGGGTACGGGGCCAGTATCAATGACAAAAGCGGAGATCATGGCAATCGAGAACGACGAAGAGCGTCAAGCGATGATCGCCGCGAACATCGGACTATTTAAAAATTAGAAAGGGCTATTAAAACATGGCTGAAAACAAACTTACAACTATGAATGACTTGGGCGAAATTAAGTCTATTGATTTTGTCAACAAGTTTTCTAAAAATATCAACGATTTACTCCGTCTTTTGGGAGTAACACGCCGTCAAGAGTTGACTAACGACTTAAAGATCCAAACTTACAAATGGACCGCAGACGTTGACACAACTAAAACGGCCGAAGGTGAAACAATTCCGCTTTCTAAAATGACACGCGCGAAGGACCAAGAATACACAGTAGAATGGTTTAAAAAACGTCGTGCTGTATCAGCGGAAGCGATCGCACGTCATGGAGCGTCACGCGCTATCACAGAAGCAGACACTCGCTTACTCCGCGAAATTCAAAACGGAATCAAAGACGATTTCTTGGCTTACCTCAAGAAAACTAAAACAAAAGTAACAGGGAAAGGACTTCAACAAGCGCTTGCGAATAGCTGGGGCAAATTGACCACTTTCAACGAGTTCGAAGGCTCTCCGCTTGTTTCTTTCGTTAACCCGCTCGATGTGGCTGAATACCTTGGATCAACAGCGGTAGCGTCTGACGCGTCTAACGTGTTCGGATTTACGCTTCTTCAAAACTTCCTCGGTATGCAAAACGTGATCGTTATGCCTTCTTGCCCACAAGGGAAGATCTATACAACAGCCGTTGAAAACCTTGTTTTTGCTTACTTGAATGTTTCTGGTGGAGATCTTGGCGGATTGTTCGCAGACTTCACAGATGAGACAGGCTTGATCGGTGTGGCGCGTGATCGTCATTTGAATAACTTGACTTTCGAGTCTGTATTCTTTGGCGCTAACGTTCTCTTTGCTGAAATTCCTGACGGCGTGGTAGAAGCAACAATCCAAGCGCCAACGTCAGCGGTGGCAGCTTAGTTTAGGAGGTTCTAGCGATGACAGCAATCAATATCGATCAAGTAACGGAAGAGCTTCGACTTTTAAAGGGGATTCCCAAAGCTGACCAAGAACAAGACGACCTTTTGGCCCTAATAGTACGGGATAGCTTCGAGCGTATGATCGCTTACGTCAACCAGTTTTCGGAAACAGCACTTGAGGAATTGCCCGAGAGCGTGGCTTATATCCTTCGAGATGTGGCTGTCAGTCGCTTTAATCGACTAAACTCGGAAGGCGCGACAGCGGACAGCGAAGAAGGCCGATCCTTCACTTGGGAGTCTAGCTATCTAACAGATGAACACAAGGCCGTATTACAAGACCTTGCGATCAAGCACAGAGCCCGCGGAATCGCTCGATTCATTTAAAGGGGGCGCGTGTATGATCTATAATGAACGCGTTACCTTGATCTTCGAGGAAGAGTCGGAAGATGAATTGCTTGAGAGCACGGAAACAAAGAAGAGTTTTCCGGTCCCTTGTATGCGCAATTCATTATCTAATTACGAGATGATGGGGCTCTTTGGTAAGTATGATTTTGATTCGTTCAAATTGCACTTACAGGGCAAGTATGACGGCTTCTCGGAAGTGATCTATAATGGCCACAGGCTCAAGATCAAGGGCAAGAGATATCATCATAATAGCACGGTGATCTATCTATGAGTTTTTCATATACTGTAAAAGGTATGGACAAGTTCATTCGAAAGGTCCAAAACAAGCCACGGGAAGCGCGTCGGGCTGTATCAGCAGAATTGAACAGATCGGCCTTGCGTGTGGAACGAAAAGCCAAAATGAAAGCGGCAGTCGATACCGGATTCATGCGAAACGGGATCTTTGTTGCTCGGGTCGGTATGTTACGGTATAAGGTAACGTCTCCCGCTGGTTATTCGGTTTATGTGGAGCTTGGGACTCGGAAGATGAAGGCCCAGCCGTTTCTTGGTCCAGCCGTCAAGGAAGAAAGCGAGGTTCTTTTTTCTCGTCTTCGTAAAATGTTTAGGAGGTGATTCATGGCAAACGAAACGCCTTCAGTTCAAATGCTCGCAGATTTACGCGAACGATTGAAGCCACTCAATATCCCGATCAAATTTAAGCTACCAAAACAAGACACACTCGAGCCATTTATCGTGATCGGGCAATCTAGCTCGGACACGTCAAAAACAGCTCAAACGGGGCTTATAATCGAGGATATGAGCGTACAGATTGATATCTTCTTACCGGGCACGGAAAGCCGGGCTGGGGTCGAGAAGGTCAAATCAGAGGCCCTTCGTAGGCTTGGCCACAATCAAAACGTAAGCGCGAGCGTACTCTTAGACGATACAGTAGGACGCGAGGTCTATCATATCGTCATTGCACTAACAGATACAATATTTTAAAAAGGAGCACTTAATCAATGGGTGAAGCAGAAGACAAAGCAAAAATTAAAATTACGATTGCGAAGCCAATCGTAGGTAAAAAAGTATTTTATTTCATTCAATCAATCCACGCTGAAAAAGGTAACGGAGCAATGCTTCCGGCTTACCGTACAGATGGAACCACTACCATGGGTGGTGAATACATTGACGAACAAACACAACAAGGGCGCTTGCTTGAAAAAGCAACAGATGAACACTCTATGGAGTTGGCTCAATACTTTGCACCAAAAGATCCGTCAGTCCAAACCGTGCTTGACGCACAAAAAACTGGTGAATCATTGAAGATCTGGCGTGTTATCGTCGACGAGTCAGTCAAAGACTCTTCAACTGGTAAGGACACTTATCCAGCACAGTTCGGTTACGGTAAAATTACCGACGATGTAGAATTCGACGACGCGGTCGGTGGATTCGTAAAACTTGGCTATACCGTGGGTATCGTTGGACGTCTTCGTGATGGTAAGTTCCCACTTTCAACGGAAGAAATCGCAATGTTGAACGACGTTTACGAGTACCAAAATCCGGGCGAAACAACAGGCGATTACAACAATATCACACGCTAATTTTTCAAGCAAAGGGGCTTCAAATGCCCTTTTGCTTTTATTTTTTTGACAAAAAAGGAGTTATTCAATGGAATTTACAGTTGGAAGCCGTTCAATCGAGATCAAATTTGACTATATGACTATGTACAAGGTCAATCGTGACTTGGGATCTCAAGGACCAGACGGAACACGTAACGAAGATGGGGTCGGTGCTCTATTCCTTCGTGTGGTGGATCGTAACGATTCGGCTCTTGTGGATCTTATCAAGCTATGCGCGAGCAAGAAAGCGAAAGCCGTAAGCGATGAAGAGGCTATCAAAGCGATCGCGGACAAGATGGAAGATCTCGGAGCAGAAAGCACAGAGCCGCTTTTTGAAGCACTTGAGGAAGAGATGGTCGAATCTGGTTTTTTCAAAGAGAAAGTTTCGAAATACTTAGAAAATCTCGAGCTGGGATTGAAGTATCTCAAGGCCAAAGCAGAAACAGCAGAGGACAAAGCACAAGCGGAGCTTCAGATCGAGCAGACGGAAACGCAAATTGGGCGCTTGAGAAGCGCAATCTCTTAATCGAATGTGCGCGTTTGGGTCTGACTGATCCAAACATCATTTTTTCATGCACAAAAAACGAGCTCGACGCGATTCGCGAGGGCCTTTATTATCGAGCGATCGAAGAGAGGGAAAATCTCGTCGAGCTGGCCTTTAACTTACGATACACGTTGAACGCGAAGAAAGCGGACTTTGGCAAGTTGAGCAAGAAAAAGGACCGCGAGAAGGTTCGTCGATTATTCAGACAACGCGAAGAGCGCGGAAGCTCTCAAGGTATGCTCGAGAAGATCGAGCGTCTTAATGAACATTTCAGAAATAGATAGATAGGAGGTGGGGGCAATGGCTTTTGACGGATCAATAGAAGCGATTATCGGCGCGGATTTAACCGGTTATGAAAAGGCAATGAATGACGTCGTTAACTCGACGCGTAAAGCCTTTCAAAACGCGGCACAAGAAGCGTCAAAAAGCGCTAATCAGATGATTCGTGAAGTCGGTGAATTGATGAACCGGCTCGCGAACAGCAACCAAAATATTGGATCCAAGATCGGCCAAGGGTTGACTGGTGGATTTAAAATCGCCCTCGGAGAGCTACAGCGTATCTCTTCAAACATTGGTGCAAAATTACCCGACCCCATAAGGAAGGCATTTACTCGCGTTTCGGCTGACGTGAAGTCAGTTTTCGGGGCAATGAAAAACGACGTTGCTTCCCTCGGGTCCAGTATTAACTCAAAGATCAAAAAAGCGTTTGATTTTGATATTTCAAGCGCGATTAAATCGCCAAAGAGCGCGTTTGCTGAAATGGCAAACAGCGTCGACTCTATGGCAAGTCGTATCAGCTCTAAAGTCCATAGTATAGGCTCAGTCTTTACTAATTCGGCTAACAATATGTCAGGGTCGTATAAGACGGCCTTCGGATCGATTGGGGACTCTATGGCCCGGCTCGAAGCTCGGATTCAGTCAACGGCTGGGAATATTACGAGCGCACTTGGCCAAAAGGTCTTGAATCCGATCAATTCGTCATGGTCTAGTATGTTTTCCAACTTGACCAGCAAGGCAAACAGCTTCGCGGAACGGGTTCAAAACTCATTCGGTGGTCGAATCCTTTCTTCCGTCAATAACCTCGCGAGCAACGTAAGCGGGAAGCTCGGAAACGCCTTCCACACGACGGGGCAAAAAGCCGTTAGTGCGTTAACTGGGATTGTAAACCACACGAACCAAGCGGCCAGCGCGTCAACTAACTTAGTGAAACAAGTTTTAGGCGTGGCAACCGCTTATAAACTCTTTGACCTCGGAAAACAAGCGATCAAGAGTACAGTTTCAAAAGCGGCCGAATTTGAGGCCAAAATGAGTAACATTAAGGCCGTAACGGGTGAGAGCGCGGAAACGATGAAGAAATTCAACGACGCCGCTATCAAAGCCGGAGCAGATACAGCCTTTAGCGCCGCTGACGCCGCTGACGCGATCGGGGAGCTTGCAAAAGCCGGGGTTTCAACCAAGGATATCTTAAACGGTGGACTTACCGCGTCCCTTAACTTGGCCACAGCAGGCGAGCTCGATCTTAAAGAAGCGGCTGAAATTACATCAACGGCATTGAACGCTTTCCGTCGGGACGGTATGACGGCCACACAAGCGGCAAACCAACTCGCAGGAGCGGCGAACGCGTCAGCGACAGACGTCCACGAGTTGAAATATGGTCTCTCCATGGTCGCTCCGGTAGCGTCTGGGCTTGGTCTTTCATTCCGTGATACCACAAACGCCCTTGCTGTATTCGCGCAAAACGGGCTCAAGGGCTCCGACGCCGGTACATCATTGAAAACTATGCTTATGAATCTGCAACCGCAGACCAAGGCACAAACGAACATGATGAAAGAGCTCGGTATCATCACAGCCGATGGCTCAAACCAGTTCTTCACGGCTGAAGGTAAAGTCAAGTCGTTTGCTGAGATTTCTCAAGTTTTGAAAGACAAACTGGGGGGATTAACTGACGCTGAGAAACAAATGGCTTTAAAAACCATGTTCGGTACCGACGCAGTGCGGGCCGCTACTATCGCGATGAACGAGGGAGCGGACGGCGCTAATAAAATGCAAGAAGCAATCGACAAAGTAACGGCCGCTCAAGTTGCCGCTGAAAAGCTCAACAACTTAAAAGGGGCCGTCGAGGCCTTGAGTGGTTCATGGGAGACGCTTCAAATTAAAATAGGGACGGCAGTTTTGCCAGTCCTTACAACGCTCGTACAATGGATTGATAAGTTAGTAGATAAATTGTCCAACTCACAAGGGCTACAAAAGTTCTTGGACGGTCTAAACTCATTGAATCCGGCTTTAAATCAGTTCCTCAATGGAACAAAGATGACCGACGAGCAATCTAACAAGTTTAAAGGGACCATGGAAACCCTAAAACCAGCCGTGACGGGTCTTGTGGGCGCGTTCGCCTTCGGTCCAGCGGTTCGCGGTTTAACTTCGCTTACGGGCGTTATGGGTATCGTTGCAAGCAAGACAATGGGCCTCGGATCGATCGCGTCTAGTGCATTTAGTACGGCTGGCGGGTTCATTTCGAGTTTCGTTGGTAAGATCGGCGGTATTCCGGGCGCACTCGGTGGAGCGGCTTCGCAAGGTCTTTCAGTCCTTGGAATGATGACGACTGGGATCGCTTCAGTTATGGGAATCGCCCTTGCGTCAATTGGTCCGGCTGCTATTCTTGGTCTAGTCCTCGCTGGTCTTGGTCTAATTAACCAACAATTCGGACAACAGATCGATCAGTTGATTACCACAGTGACGACCAAAGGGCCACAGATTATCCAAAACCTTGTAAGTGGGATTACTAGTCAATTACCGAGCTTAATCGCTTCGGGCGCTGATCTAGTGGCTAAACTTGCGCAAGGATTCGCGACAATGTTCCCAGTGATCGTTGACGCTGGTATCCAGTTGATCGGTAGCCTCGTTCAAGGTGTGGGCCAAAATGCAAGCTCTTTGATCTCGTCCGCGATAACTGTTATTGGGACCTTGGTCGATAGCTTGCTGTCAGCATTGCCACAGTTGCTCTCAATCGGTATGCAGTTGCTTCTTAGCATTACGCAAGGGATCTTACAAAACTTACCACAGATTCTTACGACCGCGCAACAGATCGTGACTAACTTCGTATCGAATTTACAATCACAATTCCCACAAATCCTCGAACAAGGGATTCAAATCTTGATGAATGTCGTAAATGGTATCGTTCAAGCCTTACCAGCGATTATCCAAATGGGGACGCAAGTCATTCTCGGATTTATGCAAACGTTCTTGTCCAACTTACCGACGATCTTACAAGGTGGGATCCAGTTGATCGTGACTCTTGTCCAAGGGATTATCAGCTCTTTACCACAGATCGCGCAAAGCGCGGTTCAGATTATCGGTCAGATGATCCGCGGGTTTGCCCAAGCATTGCCACAGCTTCTTATGGCCGGTATTCAATTAGTCGTACAGCTTGCAATGGCAATCATTAAGGGCTTGCCTAACATCGTGAAAGCGGCTTGGGAGATCATTAAAGGCTTCGGAGCAGCTTTACTTAATTTCGTACCAGAGGCCTTGAAAGCCGTAGCAGACGCAATTGGAAACTTCTTCGGTGGTATCTGGGACTGGATCACAGGTAAGTCAGACGAAGGCGGAGAAAAGACGAAAGCCTCGATCGATGGAACGGCGGAACATATAAAGAGTAAGAGCTCGGAAACAACCACTCAACTCAGCACAGACGCTTCAACGGCTTCGACTAACGTTTCGACTTCTTATAGCCAAATGAGCTCGAACGCGATCACGTCAACGTCAACTATGGCTTCTGGCGTTACGACTAACGTTTCCCAAATGTCCACAAACGCGATGGACAGCACAACTCAAATGCAACAGACAGTCTCGACTAACTTCGGGCAAATAAATGCAGACGGGACAGTGAATTTGCAAGCGCTCGCCTCTAACGCTGACGCGTCATTTAATCAAATGAACGTCAACGCAACGACCCAAACGGGCCAAATGAACACGGGCGTAACAAGCAATATCAGCCAATTAAACGCGAACGCAAGTAACGAGTTGAATCAGTTGATGAACAATGCGAACGCGAGCACGACGGGAGTTAATACAGCCGCAACCACTAACGCACAACAAGCGAGTGCGAACGTTGTAAGCAACTTCCAACAAATGCAAACAGGAGCAACGAGCGCTACAAATGCGATGGCGATTAGTGCTCAGACAGATTTTGATAAGATGGCCCAACAGGCCGAGCAGTCAAGCTCGAAAATGTCGCAATCTATCACGACAAATTATCAAAATATGCAAAAGACTGTCACAAGTGCGATGAACGCGACAGCCCAAGCGGTTCAATCTGGCCTAAATAAGATCTCACAAGTGAGCTCTTCGGCTGGTAAGCAACTAGAAAGCTCGTTTAAATCAACGTTCCAAAACGTTACGAATAGCGCTAAAAGTGGTATGCAAGCCTTTATCAGTACCATGCAATCAAGCATGAATCAAGCTGTATCACTTGCAAGCTCAAGTTGCAATCAGATTTCTGCTTCCTTTAGCTATCTTCCAGCATTGCTTCAAATGGTCGGGTTTAACGCGGGCATGGGACTATACAATGGTCTTGCTTCGATGGCTGGTTCGCTCTATTCTCTTGCTTACAGTATCGCTTCAAACATCGCTTCGATCATGAGTTCCGCGCTCGATATCCACTCACCGTCTCGAGTTATGAAAAAAATCGGTAGCTTTACGGGTGAAGGTATGTACCTCGGCATGGCTGACTGGGTATCAGATATTAACAGCGTGGCTCGCGAGTATGCACAAGCGATCACGGATCAAGATTATCAGACTAATAGCGTGTTAACGACTAGCGCGAGCGTAACAAGCTCGGGCGTCCGCTCGTCTCTTGAGGATTTGAGCGATGAAGTCAAAAACTCGCAGCTTGCAAACCAAAAATTCGAAGTACATAACGAGATCGTGGGAGACAAGATCTATACTACGATCAAGGAGAAAGACGCGAGAGAAAAGGCGCTAGACGCTTATTTCGCGTAAGGGGGAATGATGGACTTATTAATTGAAAAAGACGGCCAAAGTCAGAAATTATCTGGCCTTGGCCTTTACAATATCACGGTCGACGATTCTTCCCCGGCCGTGGAATTATCAAGGCGTACCGTCAAGGGGCGCAATGGTTATATTTTCGACGGCTTGACTTATACCGAAAAGAAAATCTCAGTCACGGCTAGGCTTTCAGCGGGTTCAATGGAGCATTTTTTAAATTTAAAAGACGAATTATCTCGCTGGGTCTTGGGTGACGATAGCTTTTATATCACGAAATTGTACCAAAATGTAAATAATATTTACGACTTCCAGACTCCGGGTCAAACGACGGGAGACCTTAATCTTTCCCAGTTGCCACATGCTAACTGGAAATATCGTTATAACGTTGTGGGCGATGGTCAAATCGAGTTCGACTTCATCGGCAATTCGGAAGCTGGGATCAAATATAATGTTTCGTTTTCGTTTGTGACGGCTACACTTCCTTATGGAGAAACAGTTCCAAGGGACCTCGTTCTCACGGCAAACAGCTTTCCATACAATGGCACGGCCCCGCTTAGCCAGTTAGAGGTACCGTTTATCGTCGAATTGACCGCAAACGCTGATAATACCAGCTTTTTCGTCGAGATTGACGGTCGTCGGTTTACTTACCAACACACAGAAACGCCTTTAAGGTCTGGCCAAAAGCTCCTTCTAAAAGGGGTCGAGACGGCAATCTATCAAGGACCAACCACACAAGATCTAAACGTCAACAACCGGACGAATTACGAATATTTCGTTATTAGGCCAAAGCCTAATCGGACGGTTAATTGGTTTACAAATTTTAAGGGGACTGTCAAGATCCTCGGATTCAAAGAGCTATATCGCTAGAGAGGAGGTGGATCATTGATTACTTTTTACGACGAAAAGGGCAACGGATACGGAGCCCAAGTCGAATTGACAACTAAAAATGCTGTCAATGGCGAGCGATCGATTTCAGGGACGATTGTTTCTAATGAACAAGTTCTATCAAAATTAGATCGTGGGTGGAGCTTCACCTTCGAAGGCGAGCTTTATAAGATCATTTACGCTAAACCAAAAGATGAAGGCCGAAATATTTCGTTATCGTTTGACGCGGTTCACCAATTCTTCTACGACTTCGAACACTCTAACTGTTATCAAGAATTTAACGGCTCAAATCGTTTCGAAGTGTATATCGAGGCCATTTTTAAAAATAGCGGGTATCAATACCGAATCGAAGCAGAAGCGAAAGCGATCCGGAAAGAGAATTTCGGGAACGCAAGCCGGCTTAAAATGTTCAAAGAGATTATTAAAGAAGCCGGCCTTGAATTTTCGGTAACTGGTAAAGTCGTTCGGATTTTGAAGAAAGTCGGAAGCGATCTCTCGACAGTCGTCCGAAAAAATTTCAATATGAACGAGCTCACGATCGAGAAAAATATTGGGAATTTTATCACCTATAAAAAAGGCCTCGGCGCGTGGAAAGACGAAAAAGATCATGATATGGGCCGATACACGTCAGAGTACGAAAGCCCACTTGCTCGGATTTATGGTCGAATAGAGGGCGAGCCCGTAACGGACGAACGGTATAAAGAGACTGGTAAGCTCTTTGAGCGTCTAAAGCACGAAGTCGATAACTCATATTCTATCTCGGTACAACTCGATATGGAAGATCTCACACAAGCCGGATATACGTACACACAGCCTCGAGCTGGTGACTATATCATGGCTATTAATGAGACAATCGGCTTCCGCGAAAAGATCCGTATCGTATCTTATGAAAGCTCTTATGACGTGACGGGCCGGCTGATAAACCACAAGGTAACTTGTAACGACCTTGGGACCGTGCAGAAAGCGATCACGTCGGAAGGTTCGATCATGCGAAGTGTGTCCGAGTCGAAACAATACGCCGAAGGGGCTCTCGAGATGGCCACTCAAGCGCTTATTTCTGCAAACGGCAAGAATACCAATTATTACGGGACCACGAAACCAAAAGACGAGCCGAGAGGGACGCTTCACGAAGGCGATCTCTTGTACTTGACCGTGGGTGAAGAAACAGAGCTCTATTATTGGTCTGGGTCGGAATGGACTCCAAAGATTCTCAAAGTTGACACGAAGAAGATCGAAACGTTGCTTTCGGAAGCTCAGACGGCTACAAATAAGGCGATCGAGCAAGCAAACGCAAAAGCTGACGAAGCCTTGAAGAAAGCTGGGACGCTTCCAGACACTAGTAAGTTATTAGACCAAATCAAACAGCAGATTTTATCAAGCAAAGACTTATCACAGAAAGTCACAGAGAGCATCAATAGTGTCGATGGTGACACTATCTACAACAAAGTATATAGAAGAATCGAGCAGTCTTTTGCTCCAATGTCTTACGCAAATAATATCAATAACAGACTCTCGGACGCTCAAGAACGAGTGAACGGTTTAGATCGCAGAATAGCGAGTCAAACCCTCGAATTTAACAAGCTGACCGAATCTAACAAGCTATATGAGCGTATCCTTGGCACGTCCGAAACAGACGCACCAGACAAGCTCTCACGACTGGTTATGTCTAGTAACATTTTCCAAACAGAGGTCGGGAAGTACTCGTCTAGTGGTGGCCCAAATATGCTCCGAAACTCACGGGCTGACGACGGCCTCGCCTATTGGTCAGAGGCTGACGGACGCTTGAGCTTTACAGCTCACGAGTATTATTTAAACGGCCAGAAGCGAATGTTCCTACTCTCGAACGACGCAGTCGTAAAGAGTCCACGCTTTATTGTTAAACGGAATACAACTTATACGCTCAATTTGACGGCCTTTGATGCCAATACGAAGTATTTTAGTATTGTATTTAGAAAACGAAAAAAAGGCTCTACGAGTGATTATGAAACCTTTGATCTTATTTACAGAAAAACCGAATCACCAGCTTTCTCTTCAGATCGAGCGATTAAGAAGTCATTTAGTTTTAATACAGGAAATTTTGATGAAGGGTACCTAGCTTTCTTTTACAACGGCAATCTGTCCGGCTGGTCTGGTTTATTCATGACCGAGCTCGATCTATACGAGGGGTCGAGTGATCGTTTATGGCAACCAAGCCCAGATGATAGTTTAGAGCCTATCGAAGCAGTACGGACGCAAGTCACACAGCTCGCTGGATCGTGGGCAGTACGCAATCTAAATAGCAACGGTGACGTACTTAACTCAATTAATGTACTCGCTAACGGTACGAACCGAATAGATGGACGGTTAACACATATAACAGGCCAGACCGTGATCGATGAGGCCGTTATTGATGGAGCGGCTATTAAATCCTTGAAAGCCGATAAATTATCCGGTGGAGAGGCTGACTTCTCGACGTTCAGAGCGATTAACTTCGACGCTGGGGCGATAAACACAGGGACGCTTCGCGGTATTAATATTCGAGGCGTAACGCTTGGAAGTATTGATGAATCGTTTATGATCGATACCCCAAAAAATGAGATCCGGTTCGATAATCACACGCTTTTAACGTTTTACAACAAGAACGACAGGACCGTTTCAATGATTGGGAGTGGAGATCGTGCGTCGAATACAAAAGGATCCGGCTTGCTGATTGGTGTCGATATCGATTCGGCTACAGCTACCAGATTAAAAAACCAGCAAAACAACCGCGACTTATGGACGGCTCGGACGGGGACAGCAACTTCAATCTTGATGGGGACCCGGGAGAATGGTCGAGGAGTTATTGAACAGCTTACGACTGGCGAAGTTAGTATCGGTATCTCAGAGGTTAAAACGTCAACCGCGCCACAATGCTATATAAAAATCGGTGATATTAATAACAGATATTTCACAAGCAATATATCGACCTTTTCCGACTTTTTGAATATTGAAGCGAATGAAAGATTAACGTTAAATATCAAAGATTTAAAAGGCACTTGGTCTGGTAACGCAGAAATAGCTCACTATGGCTCGTTTTCTTTGGACTCTCGCGATGGTATAAGCCTCAACGGCCACGGGAAGGGGAGTATAAAAGTTAACGCTTTAGGGTCAAATCAATTAAATACAGGTTCTATTCAAACTAATAGTATTACTATCAATAATAGTATTAGTTTCAAAAATAGGGATCTAGCTACTAGCTTCAATGCCTTAGTTGACTTTGTCGTCACCGTCGCGCGTCATGCTGGGTGGACTAATATCGGCAATTATAAGATTTAAAAGGGGGTCAAAATGGACACAGTAAATAAAATTATCAGCGATATCTCGCAGAAACTCGCAAACGCGATCGTAGAGGGCTCTAATTACAAGGTGCTATACGAGGAAGCCAGCGAGGAAAATAAGCGCGTAAACGAGCTATTAAGTAAGTTTAACAACGTATTAGACAGCGACCAAGCACTCAAAGAGTTGTTTGATGAAACAGCTCGAAAATTAGAAGGACAAGAGGACTAAAAATATATGGAATTTAAAATTATCAATAAATACTTGCAAGAAGAAAACCGCACTTTCGTATCAATCCGTTCAAACAATCCTTATACAGCGTTTGAACGCGTATTGATCGGGGACCGTACCAACGAATCAGATGACGCGCTGATCCAAGCCGTACTTGGTCAAGTAACGACCGAGCTAAATCCAGCCGAGGGCGTGAAGAAATTACAAGAGGACTTGCATACACAAGCCCAAGATTATGAAGCGAAGCTCGCGAAGAAAGACGAAGAGATCCAAAAGGTAAAAGACGTGGCAGAATGGAGCGTACTCGCTCGTGTGACCGACGTTGACCACCCGCTGGATCCGACAGTCTTTAAACGTGGCCTCGAATTGGTTAATCTTGGTAAGACTGGCGTAACTTACCCAGCACAAGCGATCTTTACGATTGAGGACCCAAACCATATTGAGAAATTCCAAGAAGGAAAACGCGTCATGATCCAAGTTAACGCGCCTTTCACTTACCAAGGAGAAACGCTTGAGCAGTTGGAATCACTTCACCAAAACGGAAAAATTGGAATCTGGAAATGGACTGAACCAAAACAAGACGAGCCAAAACCAGCGGGAGAGCTTGAAACTCAACCGGTCCAGTAAGCTAGTGAATAAATAGGGGGGTGATTAAATTGGACCTATTGACACTAGTTGACAAGTTGACTCCCGTTCTGGTCGTTATTATTCCCAGTTACTTTTCGTTCAAAAGTACCAAAACTTCAAAGGAAGCTGACAAACGTCTTGAGGGTCTATCGAATAAAATCGATAGCCTCGAGAAGTCAGTCTCTACCGTGGAAGAAATCGGGAAAGATAACAATCGGAATTTAACGATTATCGGGAAAGGATTACAACGGCTCCAGCGTTTTCGATTGCAGGAAAATTTAAAAAACGCGCTCAAGCGTGGACACACAAACCAGCACGAGATCGAAGAGCTATCGAAACTATATGAAAGTTACGTTGAATTAGGCGGTAACGGTGCTATCAAAGTGCTCTTTGAGCGCTTTTTAAATTTAGAAATAAAAGAGGAGAATTAAAATGAATCAAATTACAAGCATTATCACTTCATCAGCTATGAGCATTTTAGTTGTTTTGACTGGTATCGTGGTTCAAGCACTCAAAAAATATCTTCTTATGCGTGGTGGTAAGAAAGCGATCGAGATCGTTGAGATCTTGGCTAAAAACGCGGTTAACGCTACAGAGCAAGTCGCGGACAAATTGGATATCCACGGGAAAGACAAGTTCGAGCACGCTAAAACGAGCTTGATCGAGGGCCTTGAATCTCAAAATATCCACTTGACAAATGAAGAGCTAAATACCTTTATTGAAGCGGCAGTCAAAAAAGCTAACGATGAATGGAACGGCGTAGGAGATAAAAAATGAGTGTACAACAATCTATTGTAAACGGCTTTATTAATCGTCGCGGGTTAATTACTTATTCCATGCTTGGAAGCCGTAACGGCGCAGATGGTACCGGTGACTGTTCCGGTATCGTGTCGCAAGTGTTAAAAGAAGCCGGTATCCCAATTCAAGGCTTGCCGTCAACTGTCACGCTTGGCCAGCAACTTGCAAACAATGGCTTCTATCGTATCAGCCGTAACCAACCATGGGACGCTCAACCGGCCGATATCGTTCTTATGAGCTGGGGCGCTGATATGTCAACGTCTGGTGGTGCTGGTGGCCACGTCGGAGCGATGATCGACGATACATACTTCATCTCTTGCGACTATTCGACACAAGGAGCAGTCGGACAAGCTATCAATACCTATCCTTGGAACGACTACTACAGCTGGAATAAACCGAACTATATCGAGGTTTGGCGGTATGCTGACACAGCACCACAAACTGACAACCAAGCGAATACAGCAGTACAACCAAAAGACAAGGCCTTTTACCAAGCGAATGAAGTCAAATACATTAACGGTATCTGGCAGATTAAGTGTGACTATCTCGCGCCAGTTGGGTTCGATTGGACCGAGAACGGTATCCCCGTTTCAATGGTGAATTGGGTCGATAAAGACGGTAACAACTTACCAGACGGAGCAGATCAAGACTTTAAATCTGGTATGTACTTTAGCTTTGAGCTCGACGAAGTCAATATCACAGATACCGGCAAGGGTGGCTACTACGGCGGTTATTACTGGCGCTTGTTTGAATTTGGGCAATTCGGGCCAGTTTGGCTGTCATGTTGGGACAAAGACGATCTAGTAAATTATTATGAGTAAAGAGGGGTGATTGAATGAATCGCTCAAACTGTACCAATTTAAAGCAGTTTGAGGGCGGTCGAGTTGTCAAACAAGGCGACTCGGCCTCCCTTTTTGGTTTTGAATTATTCGATGAGAGATGGACTTCGATTAACCTCGACGGGCAGGAAGCTACAGTTCACTTTACCAGCAAAAAGGGCAAGGCGTCATTTTCGACGACTGTCCAAGGCTCAAAAGTAACCTTTAAAATTCCGAAAGTCCTACCAGTCGAAAGCTATCTTGTCGAGGTGGTGGCTGGTGGGTATGTTTTCCCGAGTGACCAAAACGTCCGGGTAGATGTTATCCAGTCAGCGGACGAGTACACAAGCGAGCAAGTGTTAGAGCTTGTAAAAAACGACGTCAAGGCAGAGATCGGGAAATTCATCGAAGCGCACAAAGAGAGCGGGATCACGGAAGAATTTCCAGATCTCACAACTCTCTATAATCTAGCAAAAATTTAAACATGAGGAATAAAAAATGACTTTAAATACTGAAAAATTAACATCATTCGCACAAGCGGTCGGAGCTGACGTAAAAGAAATCAAAACCACGCTGGCTAACAAGGCAGATAAGTCCGAGATTGGTCAAGGTGGAATCACACAACAACAGTTAGACACAGCGATCCAAGGTGTCAAGACTGCTATTCTTGGCGAGGGTGTACCAGAAGAACTCGATACACTCAAAGAAATCGCGGAAAAAATCCAAGCAGGCGGAAGTTCAGATAGTGCGATTGTGTCTAAAATGACAGAGCTAGGACAGAAATTTACTGACCTCGAAAATACTGACTTTGTACAGATTTATACATCAGCTAAAAGTACCCTCTAAGGAGGTGCTGAATGGATAAATTAACAGAAGTAATCACGCTGATTGGGCGTGATATAAATAATCTCGAACATCGTCAATCTTCAAATTTTACGGAAGAGAAAGCTCGTCAGTTATTTCCAACGAATGTCAAGCTACAAGACGAAATAGAAAAATACATTGGTCGAGTTGATTTTATAACTAGAAATACGGCCTACGAGCTATTCCCCACGTATGCCACGTTACAAAATCAGATGACGACCAACATCAAGGAGAAGCATGTAGAACTTGGACTTGACGCTTTAATTGATGAAAAATTAAAAAATGGTGGCGATCCGTTTATCACAAGATCCAAGTTACCAACGATTGACACAAGTCAGCTTGCTTCGAAAAACGATCTCGAAGAGTTGAAGCGTTCAGTCGGTTCTGGGTCTGGTGGCAGCACAGAACTAAAAGGCCAAGGTTTCCCATACGCTCTTAATGCTGATATTGGAACAACCTACATCGACACAACCGCAAAGAACGGCGCTTTAAAGTGGATCAGAAAACGTACTAGAGATGGCCGTGATAAATGGGATATCCTATCGGGTGACACTGGTAAAGTGCGAGCAAGAAATATAAATTCTTCTCTCGGTGCATCATATATGGAATTTAGACGGATTAACTCGACCGTAGAAATTAATTTCGGAGGTCTCTCTTGGGACTGGTTTGGTATTAAACGTAGAGGGTCGGCTGGATATGTCCCACAAGGGTCAGACCGAGAGCGAAATGTTGTCATCTTAAACGTTAACGGTATTCCAGTTGGTTTTCGTCCGATTGGGTCTAAAATTGGCATGATCACCAACGACAAAGGCCAAAGATTGGGGACTTGGTTTTTAGGTGGGCCGGGTGACGGGAATCAATTCCGTTTGCAATTTGACGATCCAGTGCCAACAGATAGAGACATCGGAGATATTCGATTTTCGAGCATTGTTTATGTCACGGATGATCCGTGGCCTGAGACACTATAATCATATATAAGACACACACCCTCCCAACTTGGGAGGGCTTTTTATTTTGCCTGAAACTAGTTCCAGAATAAAAAATCTTTCATTATTTTCACAAAAAGTGTTGACAGTCACGGCATACCGTGATATAATATAATCAGAAAGGAGGAAGATATGAAAATATCAGAGATTGCTGAATTAATGGTAGCAACTGGAACCTTATTAACAGGGATCGCAAGTGTTATCATGGCAATAAAAAAAGAGCCAAAAGAACGCAAGCCGAGCAAAGCAAAGCGGTTCAAGTAAGGCTCTGGTAGGTCGGGGCGAAAGCCCCTTAGACCTACCATGATTATATCATATCGGGCAATAAAATGAAATATTTACCAATTTTCACAATCGTATTTTTTATATTTCTGCTGATTTTAAAAGACAGACGAAAATAAGAGGGTGGTTAAATGAGAGAACAAATAGAAAAGTTATTAAACAGCGAGATAAGCACAAGCGCAATTGCTAAAGGCGCAGGCGTTCCTTGGTCTACAGTAGCAGACCTTAGAAAAGGAAAAACCAGTATGGATAAAATGGCCTTACTTACAGCCGAAAAATTAAATGATTTTGCGGAAAAATTAGAAATAAAATAATTTTCCCAAAAAAAATTATCAAAATACTTGACGAACGTTTAGTATAGTGATATAATGTGATCGAGATAAGGAAAGGGAGATCAAAAGATCTCAAAGGAAAAGAAAAATGATTAAATGGACAGGCAAGAGCACAGATAAACGCTGGATCAGAACAGTAGAAGCTGAAACTTATCGCGAATTAATGGAATCACTAGTAGAAAAATGTTATATTGGTGATTACTTTGATAGTGATTCACAACTATTCCATGAATTGGCTTACGTATCGCCAGCCGTAGAAGAATTAGAAGATCGTTTGAACGATGAAGACCAAGCAGAACAAGCGCTTGAAGATCTTGAGAACTTTGACTGGGACAGCGTTTTTGAAACAATGACAGATCAACAATTCGCAACCGCTATCGCTGGCTGTACTAGTCAAGCATATTATCAAGAGTTTGAGGTCGTTGAATGATTATTGATACCGAGAAAGTAAAAGAAACCCTTCTCGATCGAAGCGTTACAGGTTACGCCTTATGGAAAACGACGGGAGTTAGCCAACAAGCGATCTCCCGTTTGCGATCTGGAAAAAAACGATTTGAGGACTTGAGCGTCGAGACAGTCGAGAAAGTCCAGAGATGGTTAGATGAAAAAGATTAAGGTCGGGAATCCGGCCTTTTTTCTGTTATAACGGCAATTTCAAAGATTGTCTATTATAACGGACAAAATAAAAAAGCCCTCGGGCTCGTTCTCTCAATTATGCGGGCAATGAATACGATTTTAAATACGACTTTTTACAATCGATGAAAATTAACTAAAATGATTTTAGATCGATAATGGCTATTTCTCAACGTTTCGGCTATTGACTAAAAGCGACGAAAACCGTTTTTATTTTTATGGTATAATAAGAGTAGTTTTTATACTGAATGAAAAGGGGAAGTGATGATGAATCAAAGAGATTGGGTTGAATATTTTGAAGCGATCAATGGTCGCAAACCAAGTATGCAAGAATTTCAGGAAGCACGTAAAAAAGGGGAGTTTGTAGTCGAGCCTAAGGATGTGTCCGCTCCGACAACAGGAACACCAGCTCCAACAACTGAAGCGCCGGCTGCTACTCAGGATGCGCTTGTTGCCCCTAGCGCACCTCTTTCGCAAGAGTCTACAGCTTTTGTCCCACCGCATCCTGTTCCAAGACCAAAAAGATCGACATTGTCTTTCAATAAACCAACAAAGTTCGGCCTTGCAGTCGTCGCTATTGTTACAGCAATCACTCTTGTTTGGATCTTTTTCTTTACAGGGACACAAAGTCTGAATGGAATTTGGTTGAGCAACACGGATTCGATGCCTGTGGTTTATGAACTAAATGGAAAGACAAAGAAAGTCAATACAACTCATCCGATCAAAAAAATCATCGAAGGAAAAGAAGCTAAAAAGGAATTTGTTCAGAAACTTTCGGCATTAAACTTACCAAATATACAGACGCTAGCGGATGTGGATAAAAAGTTTCATTTGAAGACCAAAGAAGTGGTCATTTTTAAAACAGACGGTTTAGCACTTTATAATTTGCTTCAGTCCAATGGGACAAATGTCATATTCTCTGATGATTTGGATGATCTATCATATTATAAATCCAATTTGTCAGAATTTAAGAAAAGAGCCGTTTTCCAAAAAATCGAATACCCTGATGTTTTGGTTGGAAAATGGAAAAATGTGACTAATAATGATGATCATTTAGTTTTTCAAATAACGAAAAATGGCGCTTCTAATACAGATGTCACTGCCATTTATTCACTTGTAGATACTGATCGTATCAATGATAAGAGTGGAAATTCTCATTTTTCGGATGATAAAATAAATACTGAGTTTGAACAGGTTCAAAAAGAGATTAAAAATCAAGGCTACACAGTGAATAGTGCTAGGGAGGTATATAAAGAGGCTTATACTAATTCCTACATTGTGCCTGTCGATGGAGGAAAGAAGGTTATTGTTCTAGATAAAGACTATAATTTTAAGTCGATGGTGGAAAAAGTGAAATAATGAAAGGACCGAAAGGTCCTTTTAGTTTTTAATTATGAATTTCCTAAAAAATGTTCTGAACTCCCTGATTTGTGGTATACTATGACTAGTTTTTAGGAAAATTTTTTTTAGGAGAATTATCATGAATCAAAAAGATTGGGTTGAATACTTTGAAGCGATCAATGGTCGCAAGCCAAGTATGCAAGAATTTCAAGAAGCGCGTGAAAAAGGGGAGTTTGTCGTAGAGCGAAAAGAAACACCGACACCAATAACTGAAGCGCAGGTTCCTGCTCAAGAAGCACCTGTTGCACCTAGTGCACCTCTTTCACAAGAGCAGACTGCTTTTGTCCAACCACAACCATCTGCGAAAACCTTGCAACCTGTTCCAAGACCGAAAAAATTGACATTTTCTTTCAATAAACAAGCACAGATTGGGGGCGCAGTTGGAGGACTTGTCGCAGTGATTGCTTTTGCTTGGTTCTTTTTCTTCACAGGTGGACCAAGTCTAGATGGTGTTTGGTTGCGAAATACGGATTCTAGTCCAGTCACTTATGAACTGAGTGGAAAGAAACAAAGAGTCAATGGTGATGAAACCATCAAAAAGGTTCTCAAGGGCAATGAAGCGAAAAAAGAATTTAATACAGCACTTTCTTTGTTAAATGCGACTGACTTACATTCACTTGCGGATGTCGATAAGAAATTTAACCTGAAGACGACAGAAATAGTTGTTATTAAGTCTGGTGGGAACACACGCTATAACTTGCTCCAAAAAGACGGAAGCAATATTATTTTAAGAAATGATTTATTCGACTTGAAAACTTATAAATCATACGAAGGAAATTTTGAAAAGAATTTGGTCTATCACAAGGTTGAAACACCAAAAGCCATGGTTGGAAAATGGAAGAATGTAACAGAAGGAAGTAATACAACCGTTCAGATTTCAGATCATGGAATTATTAGTGATAAGTATTTCGATAGCAAGGCTTACGCATTCTATTCTCTAGCTGATTCAGAAAAGTATGATGGAGACACGACTTCTAAAGAAGAGATTGAACACACATTTGAAGTAATTCAAGAAGCGGTGAAATCAGAAGGCTATCAAGTGAAGAGCGCCAAGGAAGTCTATATACAAGCTAATTCAAATTATTGTTTCGTACCTGTCAACGGTGGAAAAAATATACTCGTCTTACGTGGTGGTAATGAATTTGCCGCAAAATTAGAGAAAGTGAAATAATGAAGAGAGTGGGACAGAAATCGGTCATTCGTTAGAATTCGATTTCGTCGTCCCACC